TAACCGTTGATGAATTATACGAAATGCCTAAACAATATTATGATACAAAGATTTCTAAATTAAAAAAGAAACTACAACTCTATGGAAATTTACAAAAACACCATATATACAACCAAAAGAGAGGTATATTGGATAAGCGTCAGCTACACAAAATACCTATGGGTATGACTGATATCTTCAGAGCTACTGTTGTAAATCAAGATAAACCATTGGATATATGTATACTTGTAGATGAGTCTGGAAGTATGGGTTGGCATACTATGTCTAAAGCACGTCAAGGTGCTATCGCTGTCAAAGAAGCGTTAGCTGATAACGAAAAGATAAACCTATGGGTATATGGACATAGTGCTGATGAAGAAATAAAAGGTCAAACTGATATGATAGAATATTGGTCCCCTACTATGAAAGACAGACCTATGGCTATGGGTGGTATGAAAGCACGATATGAAAATCGTGATGGTAATGCTATAGTAGCAAGTGCTGATAAAGTAAAGACAGAAACGGATAACAATTCAAACAAACTTATGATTGTGATGTCTGATGGTTCACCATCTGCTGAACGATATAGAGGTCGTGAAGCTTTAGACCATACTAAGAAATGTGTTAAGCATATAGAGACTCGTGGTTGGAATGTTATTCAAGTCGGCTTTAGTGGTGCATATGAATGGATGATGGAAAAGATGTTCAGTTCAATTGCAGACTTGCACGACTTACTGATCGAGGCAGCCGAGACTGAGAGGCGATTACCGCCAGCATTACGCAGACAGAAACTTGCTAGTTGGCCTGACTACCAGCACGACTGGCTATCCTATGCGAGTGAAAAAACAGCAACCAGCCTGGCACGGGCTACTGCCAAGCAGATAAGCCGATATGAGAATTTACTGGGAGCTGTCTGCTCTATGCAGACATCTGAAGACAGACGACTGATCTGGGCAACAGCACACTCTGGAGCATTTCGACAGCGTGGGCCAGCATGGACGAAACTTGCCAAGATACGACAGATGAACAGGCAGACTGTCAAAGACCGCTATCAGCAAGCCCTGTGTAGACTTTATTACTCAGCTAAGTTTAACTGAACAATTCTATGATTGCCTGAGCTTCCTTGTAATCTTGCTTGTGCAAATCATTGCCATAAGTTAGCAACCATTCATTGAGCGGTAAGTCTTCATAGTTTTCTTTTCTATTCTTTTCCATAAAACCATTGGCTACATCATGGTAGGTTTGTTCATCAGCTAATATTTTAAGAACACCTGTAAATGTTTCATGATGTGCTTCCCAGCTATAATGGTCACCGTAATCATTCATGCGGAAAATATGAAAACGTGGGCTGTCCTAAAAACCTTGTTCACGCTCAACTGGGTCTGGATGGTCTATCATAATATGAAAACCTTTAAACAACCATGACGGACAAGTGTCGTTGCCGTAGCTGACATTTTCCCATTTGTCAGGTATTTTCAGATCAGCGACACAAGAATCAAAATAAGTTAAAGTTGGTTCTGATATTTTGCTCATTATTGGTCACCTTTTGCTTATTGATTAATTAATTCATTAACCCTTGTTGCTTCTTTATTAAACTGTGCTGTTGTTGACTGCGAAAAGTCTAATTCCATATTATCAAATACTTTTTCTGCCGTTTCCATATCGCAGTTTAATAACTTCATGATGTCTTTTAGATATACCATTTTTATCTCCTGTTAATTAACTAGTGTAACTGTAAGTTACATTATAAGCATATTTGATAACCTTACAAGCACAATCGGAGGCTGCAATTATGTGTCAGCGCACACATGGGTGCATTTAAAAGGGTTTTTAGATTCACCTCAGTGTTTCTGCGGTTTAAGGGGTAGAATTAAGAAAGTTTTGTTTCTACCCTGACAGAAAAACGCAAAGCGTAACAATGCAATAACGCAAAGCGTAACACCGTAACAAAGGCGTAACGTAACACTGTTTGTTACGCCTTTGATGGTTATCCAACTGCGTTGTTGATCTGTAGTTTTTTCACATTCTCAACTAAGTAAAATTCGGTTAATTTTTTCTATCGTTGGGCAACTATTGACTAACGTAACTACTCCCTTAAATGTAATTGACTAGGCAACTGCCAGGCTAATGCTTTGGCGGTTGCCTTTTTTTGGAGGTGACTATGCCGAAAGTTCGCATGGCTAGTGGCAAGATGAAAAGCTATTCATATACGCCTGCAGGCAAAAAGGCTGCTGCAAAAGCACGCAAGACTACTAAGAAATCCAAAAAGAAGTAACCTGATGGCAAAGCCAGCCAAAGGCAAAGCCAAGGTGAAGGTCACGGCAAGTGGCAAACGTGTTTCCTATGGTCAGGCTGGCAGAGCCAAAGACGGCAAGCCAAGGGTCAGAGCTGGTACACCAAAAGGCAACGCCTACTGTGCCCGATCTGCGGGACAGATGAAAAAGCATCCAAAAGCTGCACGCAACCCGAACTCGCCATTGAGACTGAGCCGGAAGCGTTGGCGGTGCAGCGGTAAAGTGTCGAGAAAGTAAGGCTGGCAGATAATGGTAACTAAACGAAATGCAAAGACAATTAAGAAGGTTGTCAGGAAGCTGAAGAAGGCAAGCAAAGCACACGCTGGTCAGGCAAAGGCATTAAGCAAGATTGTCAGGAAAAAGCAGAGGTAACATGGCAAAGAAGGCAACCAAGAAGCAGAAAATTGCAAGGCTTAAAGCACAGAAGCCTGGATTGTATCGGAACATTGCATTGAAGCAATTAGGTGCTGGCAAGACCAAGCGAACTCGCAAGGCTGGAAGCAAAGGTGCACCAACAGCAGCAGCGTTCCGTGCAGCAGCAAAGACAGCAAAGAAGAGAGCTTAAATGGCAGGCAAGCTGAATAAAGAGATCGTGCAGAAGGTCTGCGACAAGCTGGCTGACGGCTACAGCTTGAGCAAGGTCTGTCTTGCCAAGGATATGCCTGCACGCAGAACTTTTCTTGAAGCGGTGCAGCGCAACGAAGAGTTTTATGAGATGTACCAGCAGGCAAGAGCTATACAGGCTGAGATACTTGCTGATGAAATGTTTGATATTGCCAGACAGGATTTAGGCAATGTCGAGAAGCAATTAGCCAATGCTGAAGTGCAACGTAGAAGGGTGCATATTGATACGCTCAAATGGACGTTTGCAAAGATGCAGCAGAGAGGTTTGAGAAACAAAGCTGAGGATCAGACTGGCAACAATCAGATTGTGCTTAGTTGGTCAAACGGCTCTGATGATGTGACAGCCAGGAAGCTCGATGAGAGAGAGGCTGAGAGCGTTGATGCCAAGGTGATTAAGCTGGTGGATACTGCAAGCTGATAGAAGGCCATAGAGAGGCGTTGATGCTGTGTGGCATGTGAGGCTGTGAGGCTTATGTTGAGGCTGTGAGAGAGAGGCTGAGAGCATGGGTTTTAGCGAAATCGGTCTATTGCCAGCGCACAGATACGCACGAGAGCTAATAATAAAGCAAATCTCAGACAGTTGGATATAGCTGCATCAGGTATTTAACCTGACGGTCAATGGCTGTTTTCTGCGTGTTACAGAGCACTCAGCGCAGTCTGAGCGACAGATAGGATTGATTTTGCCACTTACCATTGAGATTCCATATGCCCCCCGTGCTCTCCAGCGTGAGCTGCACCGGGCGTGGTCTGAGCATAGGTTTAGCGTAGCCATAACTCACAGACGTTTCGGCAAATCGGTCTGCGCTATCAATCATCTGCTGCGTATGGCTTTGACCAGCAATAAGCCCAACCCCCGCTTTCACATGCTGTGTCCGACCTATCGGCAGGCTAAGAGTACCCTGTGGGATTATCTGAAGCAGTTTTCTGCCAGGATACCTGATGTCAAGTTTAATGAATCCGAGCTTCGTGCAGACTATCCTAATGGAGCCCGTATTACGTTGCTCAGTGGTGAGAATGGCGGTCAGAACATTAGAGGCATTATGAGTGACTTCTTTGTCATTGATGAAGCTGGTTTGATGCACGACACCATTTTTCCTGAGATTGTCCGGCCTGCCCTTGCTGACAGAAATGGGCTGAATGGCGAGAAGACGGGCTGTATTTTTGTCGGTACGCCAATGGGTCATAATGCGCTTTATGATCTGTATGTCAGGGCGAAGGAGGATGATGCCTGGCATTGTGCTGTTTATAGGGCATCTGAGACTGGTATTTTGCCGGATAGTGAATTGCAGGCAGCTAAAAGTATGATGCCTGAAGGCATTTATGAAGCTGAGATGGAATGCAGTTTCGAGAGCAATGTACCAGGTGCGGTCTATGCCAAGGAACTGTCAAACATGGAGGATAACGACCAGATTGGTCGTATACCGTTTGATCCGGCTTTGAAGGTTCAGAGCTTCTGGGATTTAGGCATTAATGACAGTACGGCCATTGTTTTTGCACAGACAGCTCATGGCAACAGATCGATTAATATTATTGATTATGTAGAGATGAGTGGTGAAGGTCTGCCTTACTATGCAGACTTACTGGA